CGGCATCGCCGCGACGAAGGGCGACATCCTCGTCCGGAGCGCCTCGGCCTGGGGGGCGGTGACCGGCACCACGATCGGCGCACACCCGCTCGTTCCCGACCTCCGCAACCGCATCCTCCGCATCAAGGACGGGTCGGGCAACGACCTTGAGATTCATCAGGTCTATATCCCGCTGTTCGACTCGGAGGGGTTCCCGGATCCGAGCCTGAACGAGATCGAGTGCGGCGGGTTCTGGATCGATAAGTATCAGGCGTGCATGCACGACGCGACGAACGTCAGCCGCGGCTCCAGCACTGTCAACGATCCCGGCACCCACGGCGCCGCCTCCAAACCCGGGGTCGTCATCTGGACGGATATCAATTGGAACAACTCGAAAATTGCGATCGAGAACCGGGGCGGAGCTGGCAACAAGAAGACCGGCACCTGTGCCGCGTTCGGCGCCGGTAGCCCATCAAAGTTCTACGTCGCCGCGATCACCGACCTGATCGGGCGCAGGGTCCGGATCACGCAGGGAGGTGTCACCTACGTCCGCCGCATCGTCAAGACTGGCGGCGACACGGACGCGGACGCAAACGCCGCGAAACTCGTCGAGATCTACCCGGCACTCCCGGCAAACATCACGGCCGCAGACACCTACGAGATCGTGCAGCATTTCCTGCCCGGCCAGTACGAGTGGTTCAGCCTGGCGGCATGGGCGATGAAGCACCTCTACCAGTACGGCCTCGGCTACCCGAAAGGCAACACGAACTGGGGTAAGGACGCCGCCGACCCGCGGAACGCGATCTACGAGGGGCGGCCGGACCCTGTCTGCCCTGGCAGCGGGGGCAACGCGATCTCCCGGTGTCTCGCGGGCACGGGGCCGACCTCATGGAGCCTCAACGGCAAGGAGTCGGGGGTCTACGACCTCGTCGGGAACGCCTGGGAGTGGGTCGACATGCTCATCGGGACAGCGGACCACACGATCGACGCCGAGTATCCGGGCGCGGGTCTCGTGCTGCCGACCACAAACGGCAACATCGAGACACTCTACGCCCCACCGAAGGACGGCAACCGGTCCCTCGCGGCAGACGCGTTCTCTCCGGCAACGGTTGGCTCTGCAAAAGCAGAGTATGACAACGATTACTACTACCAGGCAACCGACCCGCGTGCTGCGCTACGGGGCGGGTATTGGAACATCGCCGCGAATGCGGGGTTGTTCTCTCTGGACGTGGGTAGCGCCCCGTCCAGCGTGTACGACAGCATCGGCTTCCGCGGAGTCTGTTGATCTGGTGATCTGCATGGTAGAACGACACGAACGCCTGAAAATCTGGCAGAAATCGTACGACCTGGCAAAAGATCTGATGCAGGTGACTGAATGACAGGGAAACAGATTATGAGAGTCCACACGGCCGTCGGGGCCGAGGAGATCGACGCCGACCGGCTGCTGGTACAGAACGACGAATACGTATTCCTCAACGGGAACGAGGAGATCCGGCGGGTCAAGATCGCGGACATCGTGGTCGCGACTGATCCAGGCGGCATCGAGACGGTCTACAGCCGGAGTTAAGATCATGGCCAGACCAAGCGTGAAGGTGGCGTATGTCAACGGCGACCAGACGCTGATCGCGAACCTGGAGGTCTATAAGGACCGGATGACGGACGCGGTCGCGGACGGTATGCGGAAGTTCGGCGGCCGGGTGGAAGGCGAGTCCACCCGCCGGTGCCCCGTCGAGACCGGGGAACTCCGGTCCCGGGTCTTCAACGAGGGGCCGCTCCGGGACGGCGACACCTACGTGCAGGTGGTCGGCTACGAGAAGTTCGGCGCAACCTGGGGGAAGGGGAAAGCCTACGCGCTCCCAGTCCACGAACGGACGGACGTGCAACATCCGGTCGGGGAGGCAAAGTTCCTCGAAAACGCCGTAAATCACCTCTCCGGAGAATACGCGAAGTATCTCCAGAAACTCCTCGGGCAGGTGAAACCGTGAGCGTCGGCGACGACTTCGTGCAGTACCTGACCGGGCTCGGGATCGGCACCCCTGGCATCAGCCTGTGGCTCGGGGGAGTCCCGGACCGGGCGGCCGCGATCACCGTCGTCGAGACCGGCGGTCCGGCTCCGTATCATGACTACGGACCGGGAGAGGTGATCGACCACCCCTCGGTGCAGGTCCTCGTCCGCAACCCGGCCTACCTGCTCGCCCGCGACAAGGCCGACCAGATCCGGGACGCATTCGACGGGCTCGCGAACTGGCCGATCAACGGCACCCGCTACCTCTCCGTATCGGCGATGAGTGATCCGGCCTACCTCGGCAAGGCCGCCACGAGCCAGGGGGAGACGCATGAGTTCAGCCTGAACTTCGCCACGATACGCGAGCGGGCGGCACCGGTCATCGGCCTGTGCGGCGCCTACTATGATCTATCGAGGTGGCATGAACCATGATTGGTAAAGGATCCATCCTCTACGACGTGACCGCCGGCGTCACCATCGCCCCGGTCTCCGCGATCGGCCGGCTCGACCTCGAACGCACCGAGATCGAGACCACGACGCACGGACCGCGGGAACGCCGGACGCACCGGGTCGGCCTGAAACGGGACGCCCCGGTCACTGTCCGCCTGAACTACCGGGAGAACGACGAACCCGCGGTCCGATTGCTCGACCGCTACGAAGCGGGGGAGTCCGCGGAATATGCTCTGATCTTCCCGGACCACTCGGCGTACGTGTTCGAGGCGTTTGTCTCCGCGCTCGGGCAGGAGACGCCCCGGGACGGACTGATCCATCGGTCGTTCCGGTTCTTACCGACCGGCGTGACCGAACCGCGCCTATCCGCGATCGCCTTCTGCGGCGACTACTACGATTACTCGCAGTGGTCCGCCCCCGGCGACGACTACCCGGCAGCACCGGCCGGGTCATGCCCGGTGCAGTTTGACATCAGCAAGTGGTACACATGACGACCTACATCGGCAAGACAACAACTATCGCTGACAGCAGCGGGAACATCGCCAACGTGGACGCGATCGGTGACCTCTCGATCACCGCAGATGAGATCGAAGACACCGTCTACGGCGCCGGCGGGTGGAAGACCTTCGTGCAGGGCCTCAAGGACGCCGGCACGTTTGACCTGACCGTGAACTACAACAAGGACACGAGCGGGAACACCCGGCTGACGCAGGCGTTTGTCAGCGGGGGCTCGGCGCAGTACACGATCACGTTCCCGGACTCCTCGACGCTCACCTTCACGGCGTTTGTGTCCGGGGTCGGGATCGCTGTCCCGAAGGACGAAAAAGTGCAGCGGACGTTCACCCTGCGGATCGACGGCAAGACGCCGCCCGCGTTCAGTGAGGCGTCCTCAACATGATCCCAAACGTGACCCGGGAGATCGGAGGGGTGAACTACACCCTCCGCTTCTCTGCCGGGACCTCGATCGCGATCGAGCGGGAGTTCGAGACGAAGATCACCGATCTCCCAAAGGTGCTCGGCGACGACCCGAACGTCACCATGACAGCGAGGCTCGTCAAACTCTGCATGCGGAAAGACGGCAAGATGTTGACGGACGCGGAGTTCGAGGAAGTCCTCGACAACATCACCATCGAAGAACTCGCGGAACTCCTGAACGACGCGATGCAGTCGGCCTCGACGAAGAAACCCGCGGGTGATACGGGAAACTGAAACCGTTCTCCGGGTGGATGCACGAGTACCTCGACCTTGCCGCGGAAACCGGATACTTCGATGATCCCCGCATCCTCTACGACCTGACGCCGGCGGAGATTGCGATCACGATCGCTGGCAAGGCCGCCCGCGACCGGCAGCAGCAGCAGATGGAGAACGTCCGGGCGGGGACGGTGGCAGCGGCGGTCTACAACTCGCTCCGGCAGAAACGGACGGACCGGGTGTGGACCTGGAAGGACATCTTCCCGGACACGACGCCAAAACAGCCGCAGTCGCCGGAGGAGATGAAACGACGATGCAAAGAGATAGCACTGATATTCGGAGGAACGGTGACGACACATGGCGCTGAACGTCGGGAACCTCGTAGCGACACTGAGTCTGGATAAGAAAGGGTTCGATACCGGCATACAGGACGCGGCGAAGAAGACTGAAGGGTTTGCGGGGGGGTTCTCCGATAAACTCTCCTCGCTCTCGCCCTCGATCGCCGCGGTTGGCGACAAGTTCAAAGGAGTTACGGCCGGGATCAAGGACCATCTCGCCTCGCTTGGAACGCACTTCGACGCAGCGAAGGCCAAATTAGCCGGGATCGGCTCAAGCGTTGCCACGACGATGAAGTCTCTTGCCGTCCCGATCGCCGCAGTGGGGGCTGCTGCGGGCGCAGCGGCGGTCTACGGCGTCAAGAAGTTTGCGGACTTTGAGCAGGGGATGAACCAGGTCTTCACGCTCATACCCGGCGCGTCCGCCGAGGTGCGGGATCAGATGGTCGCTGACGTCAAGAAGATCTCCTCGGAGATGGGGATCATGACCGACCAGACGATCCCTGCGCTCTACGATGCACTCGGTGCCGGCGTGCCCCCGGAGAACGTCTTCGCGTTCCTTGAGACAGCGCAGAAGGCAGCAGTGGGCGGCGCGACGGACATCATGACAACCGTCGACGGCCTGACCTCCGTCGTCAACGCCTACGGGGCTGACGTCCTTGACGTGGGAACCGCCTCGGATATCATGTTCCAGACAGTGAACGTCGGTAAGGTCTCGTTTGAGGAACTCGCCAACCGGCTCTACAACGTAGTCCCAACCGCACAGGCGCTCGGAATCTCGTTCGGGGAAGTTGGGGCAGCAATCGCCGCGATGACAGCACAGGGTGTGCCGGCAGGAGTCGCGACGACCCAACTCCGGCAGATGTTCGTTGAACTCTCGAAAGAGGGGGGCAAGACCTCGGAACTGTTCAAGTCGCTCGCCGGACAGTCATTCCGGGAGTTCATCGCCGGGGGCGGGACAGTGCAGGAAGCCCTGCAACTCCTGGAGAAATATGCCGGTGAGGCCAACGTCGGGATCAACGATCTCTTCGGATCGGTGGAAGCCGGCGCCGGGGCGCTCGTCCTGACTGGTCGCGGGACCGAAGCATTCTCCGACGCGCTCGCTACGATGGAGACTGCTGCCGGAGCCACCGAATCCGCATACCAAACGATGGAGCAGGGGATCAACCGGCAACTCGAAAAACTCGCCGCCGACTTCAACGTCATCGTTCTCGACCTCGCCGGGGCTCTCGTCCCGGTCGTGAACGGCTACATCTTGCCGGCGCTCCGGGGGATCGTCGACGGGATCAAGACGGTGATGTCCTGGTTCGGCAACGCTGCCGATTTGCCCGACGCCCTGGTCGGCACACTCCGGGGCAGCCTGGCCCCGGCCATCGATTACTTCCAGGGAAAACTCAGCGACCTCCAGGCGTGGTGGGACGACCACAGCCCGGCGTTCCTCGCCGCCTGGGACGCGCTCTCTGCCAGCATCCAGTGGTCGATCGAGAACATTGTCACTCCGATCGCGACGGCGCTGGTGCCGGTGCTCGACTTCTTTCAGGAGAAACTCGCCTACATCTTCGACTGGTATGAGGCGAACGCCCCGCTCTTCATCGCAGCCTGGGAGAACATCGGGGCGGCGGTCAAGTGGGTCATCGACACCGTGATCGTCCCGATCATCGAGTGGGCATGGCCCTACATCGAGACGATCATCTCCGGGGTACTGGATGTGATCCTGGGGGCCGTCAAACTCTTCGCCTCGCTTATCGCCGGGGATTGGGAGGCTGCCGGGGACGCGCTCACCGACATCTCCAAAGGTGCGATGCAGGCACTTGTCGGCGTGATCTCGGCAGGATGGGATATAATCGCCACCGGGATCGAGTTCGTCGGGCAGGGGATCCTCGACTTCGTGTATGGCCTGTGGTCGAACATCGTGCAGTGGACCGAGGACTCGATCAACCAGATGATCGACCTGATCAACGGGTTCATTCAGGCAATCAACAGCGTCACAGGAAAGGTCGGGATCTCTCTCCCGACGATCGGGCACATCAGTCTCAAGGCCGACAAGATCGAGGCTCCGAAGATCAAGATCCCCCGGTGGAGCGAGACTGAGATCGGCAAGAATCTCGATGCGGTCCTGAGGAAAGAGGAAGACGAGGAGGAAGAGGAAGATATCGATAAGGAGTTCGAGGACGAGCCCGAGTCCAAACCTGCCCCCGCGCTCCCGAAATCTCAACTCCCGGTCGCGCCGAAGCCGGAGATCCCGGTTACTCCTCCGGCGGCTACGATCCCGCCCGTCGAGAGCCCCGAGATCCCTGTCGACATACCGGAG